CTTTGAAAAATCCATATTAAACTTTTTACTTAATGGCATTAACCATACTGGAAGTTTATCTAACTTTTCAGTACTTCTTACTATTTTACGCTCCACTCCATTTAGCTTTATAGGAGTTACTACATTTGGGTGTGGATATTTAGTTTCTGTTTTAATTCCTAAAGCAGTATAATAATGCTGCTTATTTGACTTTATGTTTGTATTTAAAAAGTGAAAATGCATACCATTGGAAGTCTGGATAATTACACAATTAACATTTAACTTTTCTAATATCTTTTGAACCCTCTTAGCTTGGGCCATATCATCAATATCAACCATAATAGTCTGAGGATTAAGTGTAGCTCCATAATCATCTAGTTTTGATATATCACTATAACTCTGAGCTGATTCCTCATTTACTTCTTTAACGTTGGGTTTTTTAGTTCCAGCTATTAAAGGATAATACTTGTTAAATATTAAATTATAAGTTTTACTAGTATTCATGTTATCACCTCTATTTACCTCTAGGTCTATTCTTAAGTTTTCTTAGATGCTTATTGTAACCATTCATAACTTCTGCGGCCCTTATTCCATGCATATTTAAATATCCTAACCTCACTTGTACACAGTCCCAAAACTCCTCTATCATGTTGTAATAGTCATTTAACTTTACAGCTTGTAAAAACTCTTCATCTTCCTCATGGATCTTACTGAGTTGTTGTTCCTTAGTAACATTGTTTAAATGTATATTTACTAGCTGCGTAGCAACTTTTTCTTTTAATCTTAGCTTAAGGAATTTAATATATGAGTTATACTTTTTTATAATTTTAATAGCTATTTTAAAGTCTTTAACTTTGAGAAAGTCCTCTATTAATGAGTTAATATCTTTAATCTTAGCTTGATCCTGTTCTTTAAATTCTCTCTCACTTAACATCTTTTGTTTTTCTCCTTCCATATGTGCATTGTTCTTTATCAATGCAATAATCACAGTCCTTCATGTTGCACTTCTCTAAACACATCATATCTCTTTTTTCATCCTTGGATTTAAATAGAAAGATGATATATATTAATGTCACTAGCATTATAAAGAGAATTGCTGCCATTGTTTATTCCTCCTTTGTATAAAAAAATACCGCATATTCATTTCTGAATAGTACGGTAATTTAAACTAAAAACATACTCTTGTATTAAAGTTTAAGTATAATAAATATTCTTTAAATTTATTCATCATCTGATACAAACCCACACCTCGGACAAACATTATTGTATTGTGAGTTTCCAATATATTTACATCTAGAGCAGCTAATAAATCTATCATATCTCCTAGATATATCTACTTGCTTTAATTCATACAAAATCGTAGGTATAATTTTCTTTACAAAATCAATATACTCTTTGCTAATTACTTCACCATGTATTCCTCGATTGCATATTGCTAATACTTGTTTTAAGTACTCATAAATATCTTCAAAAATCAATTTTTCTGAATATAAAAAATCAACTTTAACACGTATAGGCTTAACATTCTTATGATCAACCTTCATATATACATCATCCAAATACTTTTCTATTGTAGACCTAACCTTAAATAAAAAAATTGCCTCTTCTGATACTTCTAAATTATCCTCGCTACTTATATTTTTCTCTATTTTATCAGCATTAATTTTACTAGCCATATATGATAATTGTTCCTCTGACGCTAAATATTCTACAGTAACACTTTGCTGATTAGTCTGTATTGCCGTAGACTTTATATCTACCATTTGATACTTCAAATCTACTATAGCTTCTTTCATCTCTTTTCTTGCATTAGTAATTTCTTTCTTTATGCTAAATCCTAGCAAAGAAATCTCACTAATGAATGGAAGAAAAGCTAAAATTAATGTACTAGCAACTATAATTCTATCTAATGTGTTAGTTAAAATCATAATACGTTCATAATTGTTGTAAATATAGTATACTCCTAAACTAAAAAGTATTATTCCCCAAATAAATTTATAATTTTTCTTAATAAAATTTCTTATCTTATCTACCATACAAAATACAATCCCCTCAAATATCTTATATTTATAAGTTTCTAGCATTCTAAAGTTTTACTTATACTACAATTATACATAAAATATCATAATTATGGTATTAATTTATAAACACCGCACTATTCAATTTTCAAAGAACTAATTTATAAGTCAACTTATATTTTCAAATTAGATTCTATTTACTGCTGTTTTATAAATTTCTTTATCTTTCTCTATCCCTATAAACCTTCTATTTGTATTTATACAAGCTACTGCAGTTGAACCTGATCCAATGCAATTATCTAAAACTATATCCCCCTTATTAGTATAAGTTTTTATTAAATATTCAAGTAATTTTATTGGTTTCTGTGTAGGATGCAAATGTTCCTTTTGC